GAACTTTTTCCAACTCTACGGTATATTTTTGAGAAAGGGGAAGCCATGACAAAGGAAAAATGGGTTGAAACTATCGGAAAACAGATGGAAAAACTCGGTACGGCCGACCCATCTTATCAATCTGCGGTAGAAACGCTTGCAGAAATACTGGAACAGCGGGATAAGACCAAGGCCGAGTTCAAAAAGTCCGGCGGTAAGTCCGTCATCGAATATACCAACAAAGGGAACGCCACAAACATGGTAAAAAACCCTCTGTTGATTCTGTGGGACGACCTCAACAAGAGCGCACTGGCATACTGGCGCGAATTGGGGCTTACTCCATCGAGTTTCCGCAAAATGACCGGAGGAGTGAAGGAAAAGGAGGAAAAGGGCGGCCTTGCCGCTGCTCTTGCCAGCCTTGAGACAGATTAAGGGTAAGAACTGGCCCGTAGTCCTTGAGTATGCCGAAAGCATCAGAGACGGGAGAAAGGTCGCTTGCAAGGAATTGCGGCAGGCTGTTGACCGTTTCTTTGCTGACCTCGATAATGACGAGTACGATTTCGCGCCGAAAGGGCCGGAGTTCTGTATTCAAATCATCGAAAAGACCCTCTGCCACCAGCAGGGGGAAAAGCTGGACGGTACACCGCTCCGGGGAAAGCCGTTCCTGTTGGAGCCGTTTCACAAATTCATCATATACAATCTTCTTGGGTTTAAGTTGAAAGGCACCGATGTGGTGCGGTTTCATGAAGCCCTTATTTTTATCCCTCGAAAGAACATCAAAACCAGTTTTGCCGCTTCCCTCGCATGGGCGCTGTCCCTGTGGTACCGGCGCAGCGGTTCCAAAACCTACATATCGGCCGCGGCTCTGATGCAGTCCCTTGAAAGCTTTAATTTTCTGGATTATAACATCCGGCTTATGGGCGAGGACGAGAAGCATGGCGGCGGTGTAAAGATCATTGACAACAACAACGAGCACTCAATGGAGGCAGAGCTTCCAGACGGCTCGTTTTTTATCCGCGCTCTGGCTGCAAACCCGGATGCGCAGGATTCTCTTAACTGCAATATTGCGATCTGCGATGAAATCCACGCTTTTACCAAGCCTAAGCAGTACAACCTTTTTAAGGAAGCCATGAAAGCCTACACCAACAAGCTGCTGATAGGTATTTCCACGGCTGGCGATAACGAACAGGGCTTCCTTGGGCAGCGGCTGCAATACTGCCGAAAGGTGCTGGATGGCACCATCAAGGACGAACAATATTTTATCTTTATGTGCTGCGCCAATCCGGATGAGGAGGGAAATATCGACTATACCAATCCCCTGGTACATGAGATGGCCAATCCGGCCTATGGCGTTTCCATCCGGCCGGAGGAAATTCTAAACGATAGCTTGCAGGCGCAGAATGACCCGCAGCAGCGGAAAGATTTCTTCGCAAAGTCTCTCAATGTCTATACCGGGGCTATCAAGTCCTATTTCAACCTCGACGAATTCCGGCGAAGCGATGAAAAATACAACTGGACGCTGGACGAGCTTTCCAAGCTCCCAATAGACTGGTACGGTGGTGCAGACCTCTCAAAAATGCACGACCTAACGGCGGCTGCGCTTTTTGGAAATTACAAAGGCGTTGATATCATCATCAGTCATGCTTGGTTCCCTGTGGTGCAGGCTCATGTTAAGGCCGACGAGGATGGTATACCGCTTTTCGGCTGGGCCGATGATGGACTTTTGACCATGTGCAACAGCCCAACCGTAAACCACGCCGATGTTGTCAACTGGTTTGTTACAATGCGAAAGCGCGGTTTCCGAATACGACAGGTGGGGCATGACCGTAAATTCTGCCGAGAGTATTTCATTGGCATGAAATCGGCTGGATTTAACATTATCGACCAACCGCAGTATTTTTACAGGAAATCAGAAGGTTTCCGGCATATCGAGCAGAGCGCCAAAAATGGGACGCTGTACTATATGCATTCCGAAGCATATGAGTATTGTGTTGGGAATGTCTCGGCCGTCGAAAAGACAGACGACATGATCCAGTACGACAAGGTAAGACCGACAAACCGAATTGATGTGTTCGATGCCTCCGTATTCGCCACGGTGCGGTACTTGGAGGCTTTGGATAAATCTAAAGCAGGAAAGAAATGGTGGGGTGATAAATGAGCATGGCAAATTTTTTTGAGCGCTTCCGCTCTCGGGATAAGCCCCAAACGCGGAGCGCTGTATGCCTGTGTGATGGAACCGGCTGGAAAGACCTAACCTGTTCCGGCTATACAGACCTTGCGCACAACCCGGAAATCTGTGCTGCTGTTGATAGGATTGCGTCTTTAATTGGAAGCATGACAATCTATCTGATGCAAAACACCGATAGTGGAGATATCCGGGTTAAAAATGGGCTGTCTCGTGTGGTTGATATAGAGCCGAACAGCTACATGGGCCGGTCAAACTTTATCCAGTGGATCATCAAAACAATGCTGCTGGATGGCCGGGGGAACGCTGTAGTGCTCCCAAAGACCCGGAAGGGGCTGCTCCGGCGGCTTGACCCGATTCCGGCGGCGTTTGTAGCATTTGTACCGAATGGGGAACGGTATTATAGCATCGAGATATCTGGGAAACCCTATGACCCGAATGATGTGCTGCATTTTGCCATAAATCCGAGCAATTACTACCCATGGCAAGGCACTGGGTACAGCATTGCGCTGGCTGATGTGGCAAATAACCTCAAGCAAGCGGCGAAAACAGAAAATGGCTTCATGGCCAGTGAATGGAAACCGTCTCTTATCGTGAAGGTGGATTCGCTGACGGACGAGTTTTCTGACCCGGAGGGGCGTTCAAAGCTCCTTGGTGATTTTGTGGCAAGCAATAAAGCCGGGGAACCTTGGCTGATTCCTGCCGAGCAATTCTCGGTGGAACAGGTAAGGCCCCTTACTCTATCTGATCTTGCGCTTGCAGACTTCGTAAAACTGGATAAAACGACGGTGGCAACCATTCTTGGCGTGCCGCCTTTTGTTTTGGGCGTTGGCGAGTTCAAGCGAGACGAATGGAACAACTTTATTTCTTCCCGTATCATGCCGATTGCACAGATTTTGGAGCAGGAGTTTAGCCGAAAGCTGCTCGTATCTCCGGATTACTTCTTCCGCTTTAATGTCCGCTCCCTCTACAACTATTCCTTGGAGGAAACCATCAAAGCTGGTGCGGAAATGGTTGACCGCATGGCAATGACACGGAACGAGTGGCGCAGTTGGGTTGGGCTTACTCCGCACGAGGGAATGGATGAGCTTTTGGCCCTTGAAAACTACATTCCCGCGGACCGCCTTGGCGATCAGAAAAAACTAAACGGAGGAGGTGAGTAAATGGTAGGAGCAAGACAGGCAATCAGCCGCAGTGGCGACTTCAAAACCCGCGCTGCTGATGGAAACCTCTACATTGAGGGCTATTTCGCCACCTTTACCGGCGAATACCGGATGTGGGATAAAGCCATCGAGCGCATTGACCGAGGAGCCTTTGATGGTACCCTCGGTGATGATATTCGGGCGCTGGTTAACCATGATACCACAATCGTGCTTGGCAGAACAACAGCTGGTACACTGACCCTCCGCGTTGACGATTTGGGCCTTTGGGGGTCCATCCTCATTAATCAAGCGGATCAGGATGCCATGAACGCTTATGAGCGCGTAAAGCGTGGGGATGTTTCCCAATGTTCTTTCGGCTTTGACATCCTTGACGAGGAAACCGAAATCTGGCCAGATGGCACAACCGTGTGGACTATTCGCAAAGTCAAACTGTATGAGGTATCGGTCGTTACCTTCCCGGCCTACGAGGACACCATGGTAGAGGCTCGGAAAAAAGACCTTGAAAAGATCAACGAGCGCAAGCTCGACCAATGGAGGGCCGAAGCCCTCAAAAAGCTAAGAAAGGAGTGCTGACATGGCACTGAAATCCATTATGATTGCCAAAAAGCTGGAACTGAAAAGAGCAGCTTTTGAGGCGCTGGTAGCTAAAGACGCAGAATTTGCAACACGCTCCGCTGAAATCGAAAAAGCAATCGGTGAAGCTACCACCGATGAGGAGCAGCAGGCTGTTGAGGACGCCATGAACAAATTTACCGAGGAACAGGATGCCCACAACGCCGAAAAAGAAAAACTGTCCGCAGAAATCAAGGGCCTTGAGGAAGATTTGGAAAATGCCGAAAAGGATCCTCCCAAGGCTGAACCCAAAGCAGAAAAGAAAGACGAAAGGAATGATTTTACCATGAATACCATCAACATTCGCTCCCTCCCCATGAATGTGCGCGCCTTTGACGCTCTTCCCAAAGAGCAGCGTGACGCTATCGTAGCCCAGCCCGATGTGCAGACCTTCTTTGCGGAGCTTCGTAACGCTGCCCGCAGCAAGAGAGATATCACCGGTGGTGAGCTGACCATCCCTGTTGTATTCCTCGACCTCATTGCCGAGAATATGTATCGCTACTCCAAACTGATGCGTCGGGTCCGCATCCGCAATGTCAATGGCGAAGCCCGTCAGACCATTGCCGGTACTGTCCCCGAGGCCGTTTGGACTGAAATGTGCGGTGCCATCAATGAGCTGACATTCAGTTTTAACCAGATCACTCTTGACGGCTTCAAGGTTGCCGGTTATGTTCCTGTTTGTAATTCCCTGCTGGAGGATAACGATGTAAACCTCGCCTCCTGGATCGTCGAGATGCTGTCCGAGGCTATCGGCCTTGCCAAGGATAAGGCCATCCTGTACGGAAAGGGCGCTGGTCAGAAGATGCCTCTCGGTATTGTGACGCGTCTGGCGCAGGAGAGCAAACCCAGCGATTACCCGGCCAATGCTCCTGCTTGGGTTGACCTGCACACCTCCAACATCATCACCATTCCCACCGCTTCCACCGGCGAGGCTTTCTGGGCTGCGCTGGCTGTTGCTGCTGGTAACACCTTCACCCGCTATTCCCGCGGCGAGCGCTTCTGGGCTATGAATAGCAAGACCCTGGCTACTCTGCAGTCCAAGGCAATCCTTGCTACCGCTTTGGGCCGGTATGTCACCTTTGACGGTATGACCATGCCCATCATCGGCGGTGATGTGGAAATCCTCGAATTTATCCCCGATGGCGACATCGTTGGCGGCTATGGCGACCTGTACCTGTGGGCGCAGCGCTCCGGCATGACCATCGAAGCATCCCGCGAGGTTCAGTTCATTCAGGACAACACCGTATTCCGCGGCAAAGAGCGTGCTGACGGTATGCCCGTTATCCCCGGCGCTTTTGTGGCAATCAACATTAACGGCGCTTCCGTAACCACCTCCATGACCTTTGCGGCTGATACCGCCAACAACGCCAAGCTGTCCGCTCTGACCGTTGGAAACCTGTCCCTCAGCCCTGCTTTTGATGGCGATGTGCTGAGCTACACCGCTACCGCTTCCGCTGCGACTGCTGCAGTAAACGCCACTACCGAGGTTGCCGGTGCGCAGGTCGCTATTGCCTACAACAACGCCAATGTGAAGAACGGCGGCTCTGTTACCTGGCTGGCTGATGGCGCTGCCCATCCTCTGACCGTTACTGTCAAGAATGGAAACGAGACCGTTGTTTACACAGTCAATGTAACCAAGGCTTCCTAAAAGGGGGTTAAAGCATGACAGACGCTGATATCCTCGTGATCTTGAAGGTTGATTTGCAACTTTCCACAACAGCGCTTGACGATTACCTGTCGGCGTTGATCGCGTCTGCCAAGGAGTATATCGCTACCGAGGGAATCGTACTTTCCACCAGCACCGGTGATGCTATGCTGGTGGAGATGTACGCCGCCTACCTTTACCGGCAACGCCGGGAAAAGGTCGTAGCAATGCCCCGGATGCTCCGGTGGGCACTCAACAACCGGCTGTTTGAGCAAAAGGTGGGTGATTGATTTGGATGATCTCATTACATTAATCTCCCAAACCTTTGAGCAGAACGATATCGGGGTACAGATTGCCACAGAAACCACAACACAGGTCTGGGCGCGGCTGCAGTCCGCTACACGGGCGGAGTTCTATTCCGCCGGTCAAAACGGCTTGCAGCCGTCCCTTGTGGCGGTTACTCCTATCGCCAACTATGCTGGGCAGAAATTAGCCGAGTGGCGCGGCACACGCTATTCCATTTATCGCACCTATTTTGCAACAGGCAGCGATGAAATAGAGTTGTACCTTGAGGAAAAGGTGGGCAACGATGTCGAAAACGGTTAGACCGGATGAGTTGGCAACGGCAATCCTGTCCGAACTGAAAAACTATGACCAGGCCGTTACGGATGGCGTAAAAAAAGAGGTTCGGCAGGTGGCAAAGGAATGCCGCCAAGACATTGTGACCGGCAGCCCGGTACAGACCGGCGATTATAAGGCCGGTTGGCGTGACAAGGTCGCATATGAGAGCTACAGCGATATCCGTATGCGAATTTTCAACAAAACGGATTACCAGCTCACGCACTTGCTGGAACATGGTCACGCAGGCCCAGGCGGAACCGCAAAAGGCTCTGCCCGCCCATTCCCCCACATCGGCCCAGCGGAGCAAAAGGCAGAGCAGAAACTATTAACTCGTGTAAAGGTGGTGATTAAGAAAGGATGACACTGCAAGATGTCAATTCCCTGTTAAAACAGACGAGGATGCCCGTAGCTTACGGTTACTTCAATAAGCCGCAAAAGTTACCGTATATCCTCTATCGCGTCTCCTACTCCAATAATTTTGGCGCTGACAATGTGGTGTATCACCCCATCAACCATATACAGGTTGAGCTTTACACAAAAGATAAAGACCTAACAGCAGAGGGCAAAGTCGAACAGGCCTTGTCCTCTCTGTTTTGGCAGAAGTCCGAGAGTTACATTGAAGATCAGCAGTGTAACCAAGTAGTTTATGAAATCGAGGTGTAAAAATGGCTGATAAAGTTAAATTCGGTATCTCGAATGTCCATTACGCTATCCTCGACGGGGAAAATAACACCTACGGCACTCCCGTAGCCATCCCCGGCGCAGTTAGCCTGTCTTTGGAGCCTTCCGGCGATACCACCCCGTTTTATGCGGACAACATTCAGTATTTTGTGGCCGTGGCGAACAGCGGCTACACCGGCGATCTCGAAGTCGCCGTTTTCCCCGAGGCATTCCTCAAGGATGTTTTCGGTTACACTCTTGACACCACCAGCAAGGTGATGATCGAGAATGCGAACATTCAGCCCAAGTCTTTCGCCCTGCTGTTCCAAGAGGAGGGCGATGTGAACGGGACGAAGTTTGTTCTTTACAACTGCACCTGCACTCGGCCTACCCGTGAGCTGAACACCACGACCGAGAGCGTAGAGCCGCAGACGCAGACCGTCAGCATCACCGCTTCCCCGCTGGCAAACGGCAACTCCCTTGCCTACACTACGGCGGAGACCCCGGAGGCGACCATGAACGGCTGGTACACCGCCGTATTCACTCCGACGACTGGAGGCTGAAATGAACAAAGTAATCGAGATCGACGGAAAAAGCGTAGGGTTGTGCGCTAATGCGCTGACCCCACGCATCTACCGCCACAAGGTGGGTCGGGACATTGTCCGAGACCTGCAAAAGCTACAAACAGCAGCGACATCCGATGACGGATCTTTTTCCGTAAGCGATCTTGAAATCTTTGAGGATGTCGCTTTTATCATGGCTCGGCAATATGACGGATCCATCCCGGACAATGTTGACGAGTGGCTGGAGCAGTTTGAGATGTTCTCCATCTATAAAGTGCTTCCTGCCATTTTGGAGCTTTGGAGCCTTAACAACAAGACTACCGCTGTTCCAAAAAAAAAATAAAACAAACCGTGCGTGAGCCCACCGGGTCAACCTTTATGCTCCGCTGCGCTGAACTCGGGTTATCCGATGAAGCGCTGGAGGACATGACCTGCGGAATGGTCTATGATTTGATGATCGAAAAGTCCAACGACGCAGAACAGTATGCCATAAAGGGCAGACCCGGCGGCTTGCGTGATTTCTTCGCAGGAGGTGGTAAGATTGGCTGAAAATGTTAAAGGCATCGTTGTTGAAATCGGCGGCGATACAAAGGGATTGTCGAAATCGATCAGCTCGCTGAACAGCGAAATCCGTGGGACACAATCGGAGCTTAATAAAGTCAATCGCCTGCTGAAACTCGACCCGACTAATATTGACCTGCTCAAACAAAAGGAGCAATTGCTCGGGGAACAAATCAAAAATACAGAAAACAAGGTTGAAAGCCTCCGAAACGCCAAAAAGAAAGCGGATCAGGAAATGGCGGACGGCACGGAAATCAACCAAAAACAATACCGTGAGTTAGTCCGGGAACTGACCAGCGCCGAACTAAAGCTGAAAGACTTACAGGCCGAAGCGTCCAAGAGCCGTGCGGCACTTGCACAGGTTTCAGCGGTTACCGGCGAAATAGCAGAAAAGTCTGGGAACATTGCAAAGAAGTTTGCACCGGCATCTTTGGCCTTTGCAGGAGCAGGAGTGGCAGCCACAAAAGCGGCTGTAGAATTTGAAAGCGCCTTTGCTGGCGTTGAAAAAACAGTAGACGGCACTACAGAGCAGCTTGCGGCACTCCGGCAGGGCATATTGGACATGGCAGAAGAAATTCCTGCGTCCACTACGGAGATTGCGGCGGTTGCGGAAGCTGCTGGACAGTTGGGTATTGCCACCGATGATGTACTTGACTTTACCCGCGTTATGATCGACTTGGGCGAAGCAACAAACCTTTCCGCTGATGAAGCTGCCTCTGCACTTGCCAAATTTGCCAACATTACCGGAACGACCGCTGATGAATACTCCAAACTCGGCAGTACCATTGTTGACCTTGGCAATAACTTTGCCACAACAGAGCGAGATATTGTTGAGATGGCTACACGCCTTGCGTCTGCTGGTACAGTTGCCGGGTTGTCCGAGCAGGATATCCTTGCATTGTCTACCGCAATGTCCTCGGTTGGCATCAACGCAGAGGCAGGCGGTACGGCAATGACCCAAACAATGACCGCAATAAGCAAGGCTGTGTCTGCTGGCGGTGATGACCTTGAAACATTCGCAAAGGTCGCTGGTGTATCTGCTTCTGAATTTGCAGATATGTGGGGCAATGAACCGATAGACGCAATCAGTGCTTTCATCGGCGGGCTTGGAAAGATGAACGAAAATGGAGAGGACACAATCTCCGTATTGGATGAATTGGGGCTCTCCGGGATTCGCCAGTCTAATATGCTTCGCGCGTTAGCCCTTGCGTCCGATGTATTGGGCGATGCTGTTACAACCGCAAATACTGCATGGGACGAAAATATTGCCCTCTCCAACGAGGCAAGCAAAAGATACGCAACGACCGAAAGCCAGATGAAAATACTCCGAAACGGGCTCAATAACTTGGCGATTTCCATCGGTGATATCCTGCTGCCGATTATCAATAAAATCGTCGCAGGGCTTCAAAATGCAATCGATTGGTTTTCAAACCTCGACGATGGTGTAAAGAAAACAATCCTTATTGTCGGCGGTCTTATTGCGGCGATTTCCCCGATTGCAGGTATTATTTCAGGAATTACCGGAGCCATCAGTTTTATAACTGGAACGGTTATCCCGGCGCTGATAACGGCCATAAATTTCATAATTGCAAATCCTATCGTGCTACTCATAGCGGCCATTGTAGGACTTGTTGCGCTGATTGCAACAAAGGGCGACGAGATACAGGCCATCCTCCAGCGTGTGGATGATTTCTTGCAGGGTGTATTTACGACGGATTGGTCGGAATCGTTTGGAATATTGGGGGAAATCTTAAATTTCTTCTTCGCAACGGTAAAATCCGTTTGGGAATCCATAAAGGCTGTTTTCGATGGGATTATCGATTTTATTCGTGGCGTTTTTACTGGAGATTGGGAAAGAGCATGGAAAGGTGTGCAGGAAATCTTTAATGGAATCTTTACGGCGCTTGTTGCCATTGCAAAAGCGCCCCTTAACGGCATCATTGCACTAATCAACATGGTCATTGACGCAATCAACTGGATGATAAACGGTCTGAATAAGATCCACTTTGATGTCCCTGACTGGGTTCCTGTTTTGGGCGGTAAGTCTCTCGGATTTAATATTCCGACCATCGGAAAAATTGCTTATCTTGCCAAGGGCGGAGTTTTGTCCTCCGGCAGCGCAATCGTCGGCGAAGCCGGGCCGGAGCTGCTTACCATGGCCGGTGGGCGTGCCCATGTAATGCCGCTGAACGGAAATGAGCGTGGTGGAATTACCATCGAAATGAACAACACATTTAACGGCTACGATAACGCAGCCGGTGAAGCTGCCGCAAGGAACTTGGTACAGGCGGTCAACCGTGCGCTTGGGAGGGCTTACTGATGAGAAAATTTAAGCTCAAGAACGGTGTCGGCGCCGAATGGGATTTGATGGACAAAACGGCGTACTTCAATGCGCCGGGTGGATTAGGCTTTGGCAAAACCTACTCCACCATCCAAGCCGGAAGCGCATGGCTGGTATCGGATGAATTCCTTAACCAGTATGCCGTGACAGGCGAAATGATATTCTTCGACTATTCCCGGTATCAGGCGTTTATTTCGTTCGTGACAAAAGGCCCGCTTTACCTGATGTATTCCCCGCTGGACACATGGTACAAAATCAAGTGTGAAGTGCAGTCTGCGGATAAGTCGGAGCTGAAATCCGGCTATTTGGCAGTACCGGTTACATTCCTCTGCTTCGGGACTTGGCACGAAGCTGTTAAGGTAACACAAAGTCAAGCGCCAGACCAAGGGATTAAAAGGTATAGCTATACTTATCCTTATTATTACGCAGAAACAGCAACAGGAACTGCAAAAATAAGAAACGGGGATTTGGCATCTCCTTGCAAGCTGCAAATCTTCGGCCCGGTCGTCAACCCGGCTTGGGCGCTTATCAAGGCCGGTACCCGTGTAGCGGTCGGAAAAGTAACCGCAACAATCCCTGACGGGCACAAACTCGTTGTTGATGCTGACCCTGCAACAATGGAGATCGCAGAGTATGCGCTCGACGGGACATACATCCAAAACCTGTACCAGTCCAGCGACTTTTCGACCGGAAGATTTATCTATGCTCCGCCGGGAGAAAGCACTTTGACATTTTCGCACGACGGCACATCGGATATCGTAGCATATGTGGAGGTGGAGAAACTTGCATACTCTGTTTAAGTGCGAAGTATTCGCAAGGGATTTCACATTCCGAAGTTTTGCGCCGATTGAAAGCCCGGAGATACAGTTTGACTACCTGACCCTAGAAAAAACTACTCTCCGGGCCGTAAAGCTGGATGCGAAAAAGGGCGACTTTATAAGCGTTACAGACCAAAACGGGAATGTAGCTTATCAGGGAATCGTTGACGATGTGGAAACAGATAAAACGGGCGTAACGATTTCGGCGCAGCCTCTTATGTCGCTTTTTGACGCAGAGGTATATTTCGATCGCACGACCTCTGCAAAGATTGAGCCTTTTATTGCTTCGATCATCCGAGATAACTTTGTTTCTTCTGGAGATGCTTTGCAAAACATATCCGGTATGACGGTGGAAACGACCTCCGAAACGACCGGGGCGCTCAACCTAAAGGACAACATCCACAGCTTTTACGAAATCATCACGAAATCTCTGACGGCTTACGGCGTAGCTGTCAACATGAGCTTTGACCCGCAGAAAAAGACGATCTCCGTTAAGGTTGGTAAGGTTAGCGAAACGGCGGTAATCGAAACAAATCTACAGGCCATCGTGGATAAAAACATCATCATCGGTGACAGTACAGGCCAGCTGAACAAGGTAACCATCTACAACAAGGCCGATGAGACGCAGCGCATAACCTACTATCTGCATCCTAACGGCAAGGTCGACACAAACAACACGGACAGAATTACACCTGTGTTTTTTGCGGCGCAGTTTTTGGAAACGGATATCAATTTTGAATCTGCTGCATACAAAAAGGCTTACGAAGCGTTAAGCCCGCAAAAGTATGACAACATGATCGAGCTGACTGCCCGAAACGACTGTGGCGTACTTGATACCTCGATGGCCATCGGCACAGAGGTTTTGGTCATTGATGGTGACAGCAGTTACAAATCAATCCTTACCGGCTATGCAAGGTCGCAGGATGTTACAAAAATGACCTTCGGCGTTGTCCGTGCAGACCTTACCAAAATTTTAATCCTTGAAAGGAGGGCAAACGCATGATAACGCTGCTCCAGTATAACGCATCTATCGTCACACCGACGGATGATGCGTATCTGTACAACCACATTATCAACGACAGCGGCATATTTACGGGCGTTGAGGTAACTACACAGGGCGGTAACATCATCAATGTTTCCGATGGCCGTGGTATAATCCTCGGTCGAAACTTTGTTGTGGAAGCCCAAACGATCAATGCGACGCTTCCGACCAGCGGCTCCGTCCCCGGTCGATTGCTTATCCAAATTGACATGGCAAACACCGAAGCACCGATTGCTTTTGTGACGCAGGCAGCCGATCCGCTTCCGGCACTTGTGCAGGAGGATATCAATGCAAGCGGTACTGTGTACCAGCTGCCGATAGCCACTTACACAGCCCAGCCCACAATGATCTCCGATTTGCAGTATGTAGCGCACACCATCAGCCCCGGTACTGTTGCGAGCTTTAACGGCCGCACCGGAGCGGTGACACCGCAAACCGGCGATTACACCGGCAGCCAAATCAAAATCCCCGGCTACAAGCAGGCAACCTCCCGGCAGAATGTAACCACAACAGATACGGTAACGCAGGCCATCGGAAAGATGGAGTACAAGATAAACCGGGCGGTTGTTATTAAGCAGCTTTCGCTTCCTGCGGCATCTTGGCTCGGCTCCGAAAGCCCCTACAGCCAGACGGTAACCGGCCTTGGGACTACTGCCAATAGCAAGGTGGATATCCAGATGGACGCAACCGCTCTTGGCGTTATCATAGACAGCGGCACATCTGCCCTTTGGATTGAGAACAACAATGGCACCCTTACCGCAAAAGCGCTTGGAGAGAAGCCCAACGCCAATCTTTCGGTTCAGGTGACCATCACGGAGGTAACTGCATGAGCGTAATTTACGGCAATCCAATTATTGCAGGTGGTGGCGGCCTTGAGCTTGTGGCAAATGTCGCTGACGGGGCGACCGTTACTGCTACTCTTGGCAGTAAGACAGTAACAGGCGTTTCTGTTGGTGGTCAGGCTCGGCTTAAAATTCCACAGGAGGGCAAATGGACGGTTTCCGCAACAAGCGGAGCACTTGTATCTGCACCACAGGAAATCATCGTCCCTGCCACAGTTGATATTGCATTGGTGATGCAGGAGCTGAACGATAACAGCTGGGCAGCCATCAAGCAAGTGTCTGACGCAAACATGGGAGCAAACTTCTGGTCAGTTGGTGACTGCAAAGAAGTGACCATGAACGGCAAAGTTTCCAATGGTCTTACGCTTACCAACTATTCTGCTTGGGTGTTTATCATTGGCTTTAATCACAACTCAGAGCGTGAGGGAAATGGCATAGCATTTCAGGGATTCAAAGCTACAAAGAACGGTACGCCTGTATGTTTGGTCGATAGTCGACACAACAACCAATGTAGCAGCGTGTGGTTCTGTATGAATGCTTCTTCGGCAAGTGGTTCGACAACAAGTGCCGGGGGTTGGGCGTCTTGTGGCATGAGGAATGACATTATGCCACTTATTAAAGCAGCTTTCCCGTCTGACCTTCAAACCGTTATTAAGACCAGCACTATTTATACCGATAATACAGGAAGCGGCATTGCTGCTGTAGTACCAACTGCTACGAAGGATGATGTGTTCCTACTTGCGGAATATGAAGTATTCGGGACAAGAACCCATGCCTCAACGCTGGAGCCGAACTATCTTAAACAATACAGCTATTACTCTGCGGGAAACAGCAAGGTAATGTATCGGCATAATGCTACTGATACTGATGTTCGTTGGTGGGAGCGTTCTCCCGCATCCAGCTACTCCAACAGTTTCTGTACTGTCGTCGCCAACGGCAGTGCCAACTATTACAACGCCTCAATTTCGCAGGGCGTGTCCACCGCTTTCAAGGTATAACATATGGACTATATTTGTTTTAACCGTTTTAAGCAAAATGCCTTGTGTGGTGAAGTAAACATTCCGTATGGCACAAAGCTTGATGAAACCAACAATGTAATCAGCCACCGCGGGAATCCCATTTGCTATATAAAAAGCCAAAACGCCTATGACTATTTTGCAAGGAATGATGATGGTAAAGGCTTGGAGCGTGGGAAACTAACAGCAGAAATAATCAAGCTGCTGAATAACCGCACAGACGGAAAGTACCAAGACCGATGGGATAGGATTTGGGATGATTTATCCTTGCTGAAATACAAACGCCCCGAACACGATGACTATTGGTTGTGGAACTATGATTTTTTCAATGCTTCGATTGAGGAGCTTAACAGAATTAAATCCATGATACTGGAGGTGTGACAATGTATAAAATCAAGGCAGAAGGCAAGGAATACTATTCCGACACCTTGGTATATGTGAAGAAGGCACCAAACGGATGCTATGTTCCTTGTTTGGCAGAGGAAGCGGAGTATGTTGTCGGGAAAGTACCGGAAGATACCATTTTCGAAAACGCTGAAATAGAAAATTTCGATGGTGGTTCCATGGCGTCCGATATGCAGGAAGCCTTAAACATTATGGGGGTGAACTAAATGGGCTACTATACAGAAAAAGCCAAAGAAGTAAAAGAAAAGCAGGAAGCAGAGCTGGAACAGCTGAAAGCAGCTTTGCAAACCCTTGGCGTAGAGACCGAAGAAAAGGAGGAAACAGCCAATGCGAAATGACATCTTAGAGCAGGCGCAGGAAATCCGGACGAGCATCGACAGCGTGACCGGCACCATGGCAGATGCTGATGCAGCAAAGAACCCTATGCTGTTCCTGCCATGGGAGACTGATACCAAGTATGCGGTGGGTGACCGCAGACGGCACGATGGCAAGGTATACAAGTGCTTGCAGGCTCACACCTCACAGGCAGGCTGGGAACCTCCGGCCGTTCCTGCCCTGTGGGTAGTCGTCAATGTCAGTTCTCCTGGCACGATTGATGACCCAATCCAGGCATCGAGGGGCATGGAATACGAGTACGGCAAGTACTACCTCGACCCGGAGGACAGTAAAACTTACCTCTGCAAGCGTTTGAATGAGACCGGCACCATCGTGCTGTATTACCTGCCGCACGAGCTTGTAGGCCAGTATTTTGAGGAGGCATAACCCATGGAAATTGCACTGGCCCTCCTCGGCTCCGGCGCATTGGCTACCGTCATTAGCTGGCTGCTGCATCGTATTGACCGCAAGCAGGACAAGCAGGATCAGATTATCTCCGGTATGACAGCCGTGGACAATAAGCTGCAACAGCATATTGATTCTGACGAACGCTACCGGACAGATATGTGCCGCATCCGCATCCTGCGCTTTTCGGACGAGCTGCGCCGTGGGGTGAACCACAGCGAAGAATCCTTCAACAATGTGCTGGAGGATATCGACAACTACACAGAGTACTGTGTGGAGCACGAAGATGTCTACATCAATTCCAAAGCGGATGCAGCGATCCGCAACATTAAGAGCGTCCACGACCGCTGTATTCGTGGCGAACTCAAATTCCTTTAAGGAGGACATAAAATGAACGAATTTGTAACTTGGACTTCCCTTGGTACTTATGCCGGTGCAGTCATGATGGTCACAATCATTACCCAGTTTTTGAAGCAGACCCCTCTCAAGAACATCAACACCCAGCTGCTTGCTTACATCATCTCTGTGGCCATCCTCATCGGAGCCGAAGCCTTTAACGGCTCTGCGCTGACGGTACAGGGCGTGGTGCTGTGCCTGCTGAACGCTGTTATTGTCGCTTTGGCTGCTAATGGTACATATGACGCAGCCACCACCGGCATGGTCAAACACACTGATGCGGCTATTTTGGATGCCGAAGGAAAGGGGGAAGCCTAATGGCTTTCCTCTCTCCCGACAATGTACGCTATGATAACGGCGTAAAAATCTGTGAAAAGCTTATTCCTGATAGCGCCGTATGGAACCGAGACTATACCGAGGCCGGTTATACATACCGCAAAGGTACGCAGTACAAGGCAAACCGGGCGTTATCCGCCATTAACGGTGTGACTATTCACAATACTGGTCGGATTAAAGTCCCCAGCGGTACCACAATGTCGGAGCAGTACACCCGCGCGACCTACCCGAACTGCAACATGGGGTCTGTCCGTGTCCACTACTATGTGGACGAGAACGAAGCATGGCAGAACCTTGACGAAAGCGAGGTCGGCTGGCACGCTGCCGATGGAAACTACGGCCCCGGCAACAGCACTACCATCGCCATCGAGATCATCATGGACGGCACTGATGCCGAGTACAATCGGATTGCCGAAGATAACGGTGCAAGACTTTGCGCTGCTATTCTAAAACGGCATGGCTTGGACGAGACCGCAGTCTACCAGCACCATGACTGGTACGCAAGGAAAGATTGCCCTGTCTATATCAGACCGCACTGGAGCGCGTTTTTGGCGTTGGTGCGGCAGTATCTCAATGACGATACGCAGGTGCCGAGCGATTATTATAAGCTGGTCACCGAGCTGGAAGAAATCAAAGAGAAGTACAGAACCGAACACGCCAGCGCGCAGGCGCTGCGTGGGAGAATTTTAGCCGCCATCGAACAGTACGATACGGTGGCAAAATAACTCACTTTGCAACTCACTTTTGTTCCGAAAGTGAGTTTTTCATGCTTTTTTCAGCGGAATGAAAGTCGGAAAAACCGCTTGATTCCTACACTTTACGGCAATAACATAATTTTGCGTGTGGGTTCAAGTCCCATCTTCCGCACCAACGAGAAAGCCAGTAACCATGCGGGTTACTGGCTTTTTTCTTTTGCAAAAAAACTCACAAAATAACTCACTTTTTTTCCTGCTGGCCAAGAATTGATGTAAACACGCCATCAAGTGCGCTGGTTATTTGCCGATCCATCCCCGATACAGCGTGGCCGTAAACCCCAAATGTGTCCATGCTCTTGGAGTGGCCAACCAATTGCTTTACCCACCCCTCTGGGAGGGACTGGGCAAGGGAAACGAATGTATGGCGCAGCTCGTATGGTGTCGTTTTCGGAATTCCGTTTGCTTTGCAATATCTTTGGAAAAACTTCCGATAGGTTTCCGTTGTCGGCATTTGGAACAGATACAGGCCGTTTGACTTGGATGCTTGATCTTTTACAATCGCCTCTGCGATTTCGCCCAAATAAACGCTGCGTATCGCATTTTCATTTTTGCCTGTAGTGATTTCGTTATCCTCGTTTATCGACCGCCTTACCTCCAATCTGCCCTGTTTGAAATCGTTTCGCATGATACCGCGCAATTCCCCCGGCCGCAGTCCGGTCAAAACCTCAAGTCGATAAGCATTTATATATGGATCTTTTACCAATTTACCCTTGTAGATCGTCGTATCAACGGAGAAAAGCGTTACAATGTCCTCCGGCTGCAAAATGTTGCGAACGCTAACGGGGGCTCCCTTTGGAATTGTTATGTCCTCCGGGGTAAAGCCGGTTACTTTCATTTTCCGCAAATATTTGCAGAAAGAAACCATATCGGCCTTGATGCTTTGCAGGTACTTTTTCGATAGTTTCCCATTATTGTAAGCATAGTCGATAACCTTTTGCAAAATCCCATCGCAAAGTGCATCTGCCTTTAGGTGGCCTATCCTTGGGTCAATCCATGTTTTCCAGCGGCTTTCCTGCGGTCGCCAATTCGATTGCGAAGTCCGAATTTTAAGCTGCTCCATATAGCTTTCGTGCAGCTCCGATAGGTGCAGCTTCGTCCCGCAAATGCCTGATGCCAACCAATCATCTGCTTTTCTGTTCGCTTCCCTCTGCCCTTCCCTTCCCGGTCTGCTGCTTGTAAATGTTTTTCTTACGCCATCTTTCTGGACGGCGATCTGCCAACGGTTCTGCTTCTCAAGCCACTTTGCCGTATTTGTCCTTTCTTTCATTTTTCCCCTCCTGATAGACAACCGCCCTCGTTGCCGGGGGCGGTGTTTTTTTATTTTTCTGCCATTACATCGTATACAACCACGCCGTTCATAATCGTCAAGAGGGTGTTGTCCTCATTGGCATCGTTGACTACTGTGACTGTTACATATTTATCCTTTGCGCCAAGCGTATCAACAGCATCAGATATCGAATTGCACAGTTTAACCATGCTTTCACGCATTGTTACCCATGGCTCGTATGTATCGTCGTAGCCGTCCGCTTTTGCTTGCGCCACTTCTGCAGCTACTCCGGACGCTTTTGCTGCTATAACAAGACCGGTGTCATCGTATTCTAAAGAGTACTCAATCCCTGTGCCCTCCGCATTTTTATCAAGCACAGTTTTTATGGCCGAAGCGACTACGGACATATCCACTTCTGTGTTTTGCTCCTCTTGCTGTTGCTGCTGATTTTGCCGATTGTCCTGTTTGTCTTTATCCTTTTCTCCACCGGCAAGCGCTCCGATGATTGCAATTATGATAACAATTAGGATTATTGCTGTTACCATCGTTTTTTTCTTCTTTGGCTTGATCTCTGGTGTTGTTTTCTCCATTTCCTCCATAGTCGTCTCCTCCAGTACTGATTATTGTACACTTTACGGTGTACGATTATATTTGGAAAGAACATCTGTTCTTAACCCCGAATTAAACCGTAGTTAAGGTTATTTGCATCGATTAGGACGAGGTATAAAATCATCATCGCCAGCAGGGCAAAAATAACTGCGAAGAGTGTTTTGGACAGTTTCCTACGCTGGCGCACCTGCTCTTTCAGAACCTCTATCATTTCTTCGCTGTTCTGGCTGTCGGCTTTGTTGTAGACTTCCTTCACAAAATGCTTGTCGAGAGATATGTGCAGCGCTTGGCAGATGGAAGCAACGAGAAAAAGGCTCGGATTCTTGGTCGGCTCCGAAAGCAGCCGGGAGATCGTCCTCTCAACTGTCCCGGCATTGTCGGCCAAATCCTTGTGGGTCATTCCATGCTCCTGCCGTTTTGTGGCTACCTCCAATAAAAAGTTATCCCAATTCCTTTCTTCGTCTGAATTCACAAACTCATCTCCTGTTTTTTGTTACCGGACACTTTTGCCCGAAGAACATGACAGTTTTTACGCCGAAACCGCAACATTTGTCAGTACATATTGGCAATGCAATTTGTTACAATTGAATTGTACCAAATACCTGCTAAATTTGGAAGGATTTTTATTTGACAATAATCGACAAAAGAGGAGGAACACCAATGGAGAAAAAGGAGGAATTCAAAAAGGCGGTGGAACGGATGTCTGACGAGCAGCTTGTTAAATATCTTCGGATTCTAAAGTTTTCATTAGACGAAGATATTTCTCAATTTTCTCATCTGTCAAAGTATCTGCGAAATCCATAAGGTCTTTCCGAATACCGGACAGCTCACCTTCGGTGGGCTGTTTTTCTTTGCCCAAAAGCTCGTCAACGGTAATGCCGAAATAGTCTGCGACCTTTTGTAGTGTTGCATCGGTAGGCATAGACCCTGACTTCCATCTGGAGACAGATGGTTTTGTAAGCCCTATTTCCAATGCAACAGCACTCGGCGTTTTGCGTACAGAGTTGCAAAGCCGCAAATAATTGTCATAAAACACAGTTAACACGCCCCTTATTTGTGCAAGCCTACAAAGTTAACAAAGTTGCGCATTTTCCCTTGACGGATAACAGAGTAAACAGTATAATAGAATTATGGTCAGCAGAGTAAACCGAAGTGCCCAGGCAATCGCCCGGGTAGCGCAATATTTACCCCATAAATATGATAGCATACTTTGTTTACTCTTGCAACAAAAAAGTAAAGAAAGGAGGGCAGTTTGGATGCCTGCACAATGGACTGGCGACATGGTCGGCAAGATGCACAATAACAGGGTGACCATGACACAGCTTGCCGAAAGACTTGGCGTGACAAAGGCGTATGTCTGCATGGTGCTTAACGGTCACAGAAGCCCGAAGAACGCCGAGCAGCGCTTCATGGCAGCGCTGGACGAGCTTATCAAGGAAAAGGAGGAGGACAATGAAAGAATGGCATGACATGAGAAACGATGAATTTGAAAAATACCTTATCGAGGTCTACGGCGATACCAGCTGGAAAGCATACCTATTTAAGACCAAGCCACCGCAGATTATCACGGTTGTGTGCGGTGTTCTCTCCATCATCATAGCGGCAGTAGTGATATTATCCCATGTTGCATGAGGAGAGACAGGACGGCGAGCAGAAAACCGGCGATTGCAACCCCTGTTGTAATCCAATACCGGACGCTTAACTTCTTCTCGGCCCGCATGGCGGCTTTAACGCGCAAACCGTTTTCCGATAGGCAAGCAACTCCCTCATCAAAGGAGCCATTGCTAAACCAGTAGTATTCGCCGCCGAAACCGCCATCTACCAGCTTTGACCGGAGCATAGTTTGAAATTCAGATTTTGTCAATTTGGCGCTGTTGCTTCGCTTGAATTTGCGAAATATTCTCTTTTCTTCTTCGGTCAAAGAATACGAAACATCAAGTTTTTCGCTCATAATATCACCTCAACCATAGTTTACCACATGAAGGGAGGGATAGCAATGTCAAGGAAAGTTGATACCTACCGCAGGCTGCGAGCGCTGATGCTGGAACTTGGCCACGACCAGACAAGCCTTGGGAAGCGCACCGGTATGAGCCGTCAGCAGATCAGCGACAGAATGATTTGCAAGACCCCGTGGACATTGGAGGAAGTCTATAAGGTCTGCGATGCATTATTTATTCCAATAAAAGATGTCAAGAAGTTTTTCCCGCCAAACGGGGTGGAAAAGAAGGAGGAACAACATGGAAGCAACAACCAACACCTTTATCCGGTGGTTTAACTCGGATGAGATCGTACCCAGTAAGGACGGGCATTACCTGTGCCAGACAAATCCGGGAAGATACGCAACCCTGCCATTCAGCACCAAGCATCAGGTGTTCAATGTCAGCGAAGATAATGTGGAGACCGCTATCGAAGTCCAGTGGTGGGCATTCCTGCCGCAGCTTCCGCAAAAGGAGGTACAGGAAGATGAGTAAAAAGGAGTGGCTGCAGGAAGCCTTGGCCGTAGTCCTCGGAATGGGAACCATCTTCGCAGCAGCGGCTATCCTGCTGCTGGTGAGGTAAGGCTATGGAGCAGAACGAGAGGATAGCAGTTATCCGGGAGAAGTTCCCCGGTTACACCAAGCCGCTGGACAGTATGTGCAAACGGCCGGAGTATTATGGCATCCGGCGTACTGCCGAAGCGGAAGCGCTGATAGCGGACAAGCCAGGCAGGAAGCGGGAAGCAAACTATAAGCTGTCTGTGCGTATTCCTTTGGGTTATGTGAATATGGCGGAGTTCCGTCAGCAGCTTATCGAAATGGGTTACTGCAACTTCACAGCATGGGTTCTGCGCTGTATCCGCCGCCAGCAGGAGGAGTACAAAAAAAGAAAGGCCCCCGTCAGAGACGGAGACCCAACCACCACCACAAATATACAAGATTGTGGGAGGAATGTCAAGTTGAAAAACGGGGAGGTCGTGGAAGCATGAACCAATACTTCGTACCGGACCGTCCGATACCGGATTATGTCGATTATTATGACAACAAACCTCACATCTGCCCGGAGTGCGGCTGCGAGATCAACGAGACCATTTACATTAAGGACGGCATGGTCATTGGCTGCGAAAACTGTGTTAAGCGGTTTGACGCCAGCGATGCGGATGCTGACAGGTACTTTGAATAAGGAGGACAACATGGTTAAATTCAGACCGCTGCGAGCGGACGAGGTTGACCTGCGGGTTGACCGCTATACTTCGAGAGGGGCTGTTCTCCTATGCTACAAAGACGCGCGATGCGACATGCGCATTCTGGACGAGACGGTTGGGCCCGAGAACTGGCAGCGGGAACATTACGAATGCAAGGGGAACCTTTTCTGCCGTGTCGGTATCAAAACGGATGACGGATGGGCATGGAAAGCTGACTGCGGAACCGAAAGCTACACCGAAAAGGAAAAGGGCGAAAGCTCCGATAGCTTTAAGCGCGCCTGCTTTAATTGGGGGATCGGCCGCGAACTCTACACCAAAATCAACATTGTTGTCCCGATGAGGACGCAAAAGAACGCCAACGGAAAATATGAGCCTGAAGATAGCAATGACAAGTTTGCACGGTTCACGGTAGCGGAGATGGAAGTACACGGCGAACAGATTACATATCTGACGGTCGCAAACAAAAACGGCAACATCGTATTTAGTTTTGGTCAACCGGGCGATGCCGGAGAGGACATCACGGAAATCTGCGCTGACTGCGGGAAACCGATCGTCCCAATCACCAAACGAGACGGGTCTACATGGTATGTCCGGGAGATTGTCCCATACACCGAGAAAATGTTCGGACGGCATTTGTGCGGTCCGTGTATGAAAGCCGCAAAGGAGGCCGAAAAGAATGGAGCTTGACCTGTGGGCCGAACTGCAACAGAAATCGGCACAGCTTAATACATCCGTTAAGACCTTGCGAAATTCGGGAAGCGAGTATGCTGCTGCGGAGCGGGACTATAAAGTCCTTCTCCGCACCGAGTGCTTAAAGCTCAAAGATGATGGTGTTGCCATCGGCCTGATCGACAAGACATGCTACGGGATACCGAGCGTGGCAGAAGCACGGTTTAAGCGAGATGTTGCCGAAGCAGTCTACAAGGCTAACTTGGAAGCCATCAACAGCCTTAAACTGCAAATCAGGATTATCGATAACCAAATCGGAAGAGAATGGGGACAGGCTGGGAGGTGTGACGGTTGAAAAACGAATGGGGCGCAGAGCTTGACCGAAATGGTTACGCACCGAGCATCGTACAGGCCGACACATCCAAGTGCTTTTTGTGCCAGCGCTCCGGCGTAAAGCTCGACCGGCACGAAATATTCGGCAACGCCATGCGGAGCAAAAGCAAGCGCATGGGCCTTTGGGTTTCCCTTTGCCACACGCCATGCCACCTGACACACGCACACGGCTGTGCAGAGGTGATGGATCTGCTGCACCGGCTTGGCGAGCAAGCCTGTATCGACCACTACGATTTTACGATCCCGATGTTCCGGGAGGAATTCTACACAAACTATTTGGAGGAGACGGATGAAGGTATTAGTGGCCTGTGAGGAAAGCCAGGAGGTTTGCAAGGCTTTCCGGGCAAAGGGGCACGAAGCGTACTCCTGCGATATACAGGAGCCGTCTGGCGGTCACCTAGAATGGCACATACTTGGGGACGCTTTAGCGGTTCTTACCGGCGGCACCATTACCACCATGGATGGCACCCGGCACGAGATCGGCAAGTGGGATTTGCTGATAGCGCATCCTCCCTGCACCTATCTTGCCGTCTCCGGAAACCGCTGGTTTAATGTGGAACGGTACGGAGACGCGGCCCTCAACAGATTGGCCAATCGCCATGAGGCAGTAAATTTCTTCATGGAGTTTGTTCTTTCGGATATCCCAAAGATAGCCATAGAGAACCCGGTTGGCCATATGTCAACAGCATGGCGGAAACCGGATCAGATCATACAGCCGTATGAGTATGGGCATCACGCCAGAAAAACAACCTGTCTATGGCTGAAAGGGCTCCCCAAGTTAAACCCCACCAATGTGGTAGACCCCGGCGAAATTGACCGTAATGGGTGTTCTGCAGGAGCGTCCGCAACTTATGCTGTGGATGAAAACGGGAAGATCATCCCGTGGAACGACCCAAGAACCGCAAAAGCAAGAAGTAAGACTTTCCCCGGAATCGCTGCCGCTATGGCAGACCAATGGGGATAACAGGAGGTTACATATGTTAAATAAAGCAATCCTTAATGGGCGTCTGACCAAGGCTCCCGAACTGAAACAGACCAACAGCGGCAAGAGCGTATGCGGCTTTACCATCGCCGTAGACCGCAACCGTGACCGGGAGAAGACTGACTTCGTACCCATCGTAGCATGGGGCAAGACCGCCGAATTCGTGAACCAGTGGTTTGGCAAGGGCGACCTTATCACCATTGTGGGCCGCATCGAAGTTCGCAACTATGAGGACAAGAACGGCAATAAGCGCACCGCCACCGAGGTTATCGCAGAGGAAGCTCTTTTCGGTGGCAGCAAATCTACCGGCAAGGCAGAGGAAAAGCCCGCAGAGAGCGAGCAGGGCGGATTTGAAGAAGTCGAGGGCGACCCTAACGACCTCCCATTCTGACGGGAGGTGAGGAGGAATGCCGAATAGATTGATAAAGGATAGCTTCCGCACAAGCGACAAGATAGCATCCTTAACGGATTTCGAGTTTCGGCTTTGGGTAAGTCTTATTGTTTCGGTAGACGATGCAGGACGAGGAGATGCCCGACCTGCAATCATCAAAGGCAACGCATTCCCGCTTCGGGAACGGGTTACTGCAAAAGATATCAACGATGCGCTCCACGGTTTGGCGGCCAAAGGCTGCGTTTCCCTCTACGAGGTGGACGGGAAGCCCTACTTTTGGTTCCCGACTTGGGCCGAACATCAAAGGATACGAGAATGCAAACCCAAATATCCCGACCCGCCCAAAAGCAGCGGCTCTACACCGTCTGCGGAAATCTGCGGCGAGTTGCCGCAAGTTGCGGCGGATTGCGGCGAGCTGCGGCCTGAATCCAATCCGAATCCGAATCCGAATCCGAATCCGAATCCAAGTACCCCCCATGCCCCCCAAGGGGGCCGGTTTGCCGAATTTTGGGCGCAATATCCCAAGAAAGTCGGCAAAGGCGCAGCGGAAAAGGCTTTTGAGCGCATCAAGCCGGACAAGCAGACCTTTGACCGCATGATAGCCGCTGTGAATGCACAGAAGCAGAGCCGCCAATGGCGGGAGAACAACGGCCAGTACATACCAAACCCTGCGACATGGCTGAACCAGCGCAGGTGGGAGGACGAGCTGGCACAGGACGGAACCGACAATGTGTTCCTGCAGATGTTGAGGGAGGAGGGAGAGCATGACTCGATCTGAAACACTTGCAATCATGTCGATTTTGAAGGCTGCATACCCCGGTTATTACCGGGACATGAAGCGGCAGGATGCCGAAGCGGTGGTAAATCTGTGGGCGGAGATGCTGGCAGACTACCCGGCTAACCTTGTGGCAGCGGCGGTTAAGTCCCACATTGCCAGCGACCGCAAGGGCTTCCCTCCACACATTGGGGCTATCATAGCCGCTATTGGTGAGATCAACAGACCGGCGGAACTCTCCGAGGGGGAAGCATGGGCGCTGATTGCAAAGGCCCTGCGGAACAGCGGCTACAACAGCGAGAAAGAGTTTGCAGCCCTGCCGGAGAACCTACAACGGTTGGTAGGACACCCATCCCAGCTGCGGGAATGGGCCAGCATGGACACCGGGACAGTGCAGAGCGTGGTACAGTCCAACTTTATGCGCAGCTACCGGGCAAGGCAGGAGAGCGAGCGCAAAATGCAAGCCCTGCCTGCGGATATCCGGGCAAAGCTGGCCGGTATGGCAGAGGTAAAGCAGCTGCCCAGCTATGACCTGGCGTTGGCGCAGCGGACGATGGAGGAGAACGCATGAGTGACAAAGTTGACATAGCCGTAAAAAGATTACGGGAAGCCGCTGAAATGTCGCAGGCATTGTACGACAAGCCGCTGCTGGTAACATACAGCGGTGGGAAAGACAGTGACACGGTATTGCGCCTTGCACAGATTGCAAAGATACCATTCGAGGTGCAGCACAGTCACACAACAGCAGACGCGCCGGAAACGGTGTACCATGTGCGTGATAAATTCAGAGAACTTGAACTCGCAGGGATTAAATGCGAAATAGATTATCACACACAACCGGACGGCACACGCACAACAATGTGGAACCTAATCCCGAGGAAGCTAATTCCACCGACCCGCCTTGTAAGATACTGCTGCGCTGAGCTAAAAGAGGGCGGCGGGAAAGACAGAATGATAACAACAGGCGTTAGGTGGGACGAAAGCACCGCGAGGAAAAGTCGCGGTGCGCTAGAGATTATTTCCAAAAGGAGGGAAAAGTCTATATTCCTAAACAACGATAACGACGAGGACAGGCGGCTGTTTGAAACTTGCACGATGAAAGGAAAACGAGTTGCAAACCCAATCATCGATTGGGAGACAAGTGATGTCATGGACTTCCTGACAGGGGAAAAAGTTAAACTGTGCAGTCTGTACTCGGAGGGCTGGAAGCGTGTCGGGTGCATCGGTTGCCCAATGGCGGGAAAGCATAGATACGCAGAGTTCGCAAGATACCCAACATACAAAAAAGCGTACATAAGGGCATTTGACAAGATGATGGAAATGAGGCGGCTGCGGGGTATGCCCAGAGGGGTGGAGATGGACGAAACTGGCGTTGATGTTTTCCACTGGTGGATGCAGGACGGCATACTTCCAGGGCAAACCGTCCTGCCGGGATTTGAGGATGTCTGAGGAATCATGAAAATTCGATGGGAGATGGAGGAGAATGCATGATAAACAATGCTCTTTTTTCAAGCACTACGGATATGTGGGAAACACCGAAAGATTTGTTTGATAAGCTTGATGAAGAATTTGGATTTCAAACAGATGTGTGTGCCATCAAGCAAAATGCAAAGTGCAAGCGCTTCTACACCCCGGAGCAAAACGGGCTTAAACAGATTTGGACAGGAGTGTGCTGGTGCAATCCACCTTATGGCAGGGGAATTGAGAAATGGATGAAGAAGGCATACGAAAGCAGCGCAACGGTGGTTTGTTTAGTGCCAGCAAGAACGGACACCAAATGGTTTCACGATTTTGTACTTGGAAAGGCGGAAATAAGGTTTATCCGAGGTCGGTTGAAGTTTGGTAACAGCAAGAATAGCGCACCATTCCCATCAATGCTGGTTATTTACCGGAAGGATGGAACGCCATGAAAATCACGATCCCCGAAATCCCGCCATCGCTGAACAAATACGCTGGTCGGGCCAATGCCTGGGACTACCGAGCGGAAAAGCAACGCTGGCTGCAGCTGTTTGTTGCATACTGCCCCAAGTGCAAACCAATGTGCAAGGCGGTGGTGACCATCACCTACTACTTTCCAACCAGGCACAGGCACGACCCCGACAACTACAACGGAAAGATGCTGATGGACGGGCTGGTACACCGTGGAGTAATCGCCGATGATAGCTTTGACCATGTGGAGTTAAGGCTTCGGGGAGAGTACGACAGACAAAACCCGAGGACGGAAATAACAATCGAGGAGGTGCCCTAATGGGGCAGAAGGAAATAAAACGGCAGAAGCCTACTTTTGAGGGGCAAAGTGCCGAGGAATTTATCAAGCGCTGGAACGCTGCCACCAAAGCCATAAAAATGCGCGCAGAGATGGCCGAGCAGGAAAAGGTGGTGAGTTATGATGTCATACGATAAAGCGTCTCCTAACGCCAAAATCGGCTGTTCTAATTCAAACGACCCGGAGCTCCTGGAGCAGCTGGTTCGGGAGGGCAAGACCAACAGGGAGATTTCCTTAATTCTCGATCTTGATTACGGCTCTGTGGCATCGATCTTGTATCGCTATGGAATCAAGAGAGACCCAAACCGGCCCTGTAAGAGATGCGGAGGGCCGATAGGCAGCACCAACCCCCGGCAGCTGTATTGCAAGGAGTGCCAAAAGGCAATGGACAGCATCCGGGCCCGCAAAAGCAGTATGAAAAAAGCCGAGCCGAAGAAATGTGAATACTGCGGGAAGGAATATTTCGGCCAGCCGGGACAAAAGTACTGCTCAAAGCAATGCTACAAGGATGCGGCGGCATCCGGTAAGTATAAGCGTCCCAAGAATTGGATAAAGCGCCGGGATGGGAAAATCGACATCGAGATAAGGGTTTGCGGAAAAACAACAGAGCGCCGGGAGGGCGTTGATTACTTCGAAGCCCGGGAGATTTGGCACGATGGCTGGATAGGCCGGGGCTACGCAGCGCTGATAACGGTAGATGGCCAGAGGCTGGAGACCCTGCCGCAAATAAAGACATTCTTCGGATTTAGGAGGGATTCGTTATGAGGAACTGGACGGCAGCGGTAGTTACGATAATCTTAGCTGCTTTCTGCATAATGGTTCTGTCGGCTATTTCGGCCGAAAGGTGGAATCATTTGGATGAAGTGGCCCAGACGGAGATCACCGCAGAGGAACAGGAACGCCGGGAGCAGGCAGCCTATTACAAGGGTTGGCAGGACGGCAAGCAATATTATCTTGAGAATTTTGGAGGGTGAGCCAATGACCGTAAAGGACTACTACGAAGTAATCCGGGACATAGACCGGCTGGCTGCGTTGGTTGACGCAGAGGGGGCAGTCACCCTCGACCATGACGATGCGGAGCAGATATGGGCGCTGCTGCTGGACTACAAGGATTTGCTGATGGCACTGGAGGTTGGATGAAATGAGCAAGGCCGTTATGATAAGTATACGCCCGAAGTGGTGCGAGAAGATTTGTAGAGGCGAAAAGACAGTTGAGGTGCGAAAGAACCGCCCGAATATGGAAACGCCGTTTAAGTGCTATATCTACTGCACGAAGCCAAAATACGAACACGAGGATTTTATCCGTACTGATTACCCGAAGCCGCAGTTTTACGGAGGCGGGAAGGTCATCGGTGAGTTTATCTGCGACGCAATTGCCCGTGTGAACATCTGCGGATTCTGGGACGATAGTGGGAAGCAGCTCGACAATCGGCTCAAAGAAACATGTTTGAACTTAGAAGAGTTATGCGACTACCTTGGCGAAAAGGTCGGTTACGGATGGCATATCTCCGACCTGAAAATCTACGACACGCCGAAGGAGTTGAGCAAGTTTTCGCGCCCGTTTGAAAACTGCATAGACAAAGTGTGTGATGAATTTGGGTGTGAATCATGCGAAAATGGCGGTCATATTAAGCGCCCGCCCCAAAGCTGGTACTATGTGGAGGAAATGTAATGGATGCTGTGAAGTTTTTGGAAGCACGAAAGAGAATGTTCAAGAATGGCGAATCTGTGCCCGACCTCGGTGTTAATATTATTTATAATTCCGAGAAAGTAGTTAAGTTCGTCGAGGAATGGGCCGCTGCACATCCGTGCAAAACGCGACAGAGTTTGTTTGTGGAGCAATTCCCCGGTGCCAGTATTGATAACAAGGGCTTGATTGATATAAAGCCTTGTGCTATAGAAAAATCCGTAGCAGATTCTTCGAACTGTTGCAGTCTATCTTGCGACAAGTGCTGTCGAGACTTTTGGATGCAGGAGGTAGAATGATGGAATGCTTCAATCATCTCTGTCCATTCCGTCAGAATACAACAAGTAACTGTAACTGTTGTGAGTGCTTGGCGTGTCAGAACAGGTGCAAAGGGCCTGTTACATATACTGCAAGCAACCATACGCTGGCCGCAGACGAAATCGCAAAGAATACCAATAATCCCGATTATGGCGTTGGGACTGGATGTTAGGAGGTAGAGTGATGGAACGACTGACAAACAAACGCGAAGCCGACGCGCAACGAAAAGAGTACGAGCGCCGCCTTGCAAACGGGTATCCGCGGAATATCCCAGAGGAGCGGTTTCTGCGTCTCGCTGCCTACGAGGACACGCACATGATGCCATCCGATGTAACTTCGATGCGCATGGATATGGCTATCATTGCGGCGCTGTTTGACGGCGTCGATGTGGATAGGATGAAAGAGCTGACCGAGGCTGACAAGGACGGGCGGCTGGTGGTGCTGCCGTGCAAAATGGGCCAGAGGGTGTTCGCCTTGCTGGACACGGATACGCATATAAGCGAGTGCGAGGTCAAGCAGATTGGTATGGGCAATAAAATCGGCTTTATTGGCCTTGAGCCAATAGGTGCCAGAGGGCGGGAGTATGGCGTATCGCTAAACGGATTTGGCAAGACCGTATTCCTGACCCGCGAGGAGGCGGAGAAAGCATTGGAGGCGATGAAGGATGGCTGAATACATTGACCGTGACGCAGCAATATCACTAATCAAACAGTATGGACATGATGCAATAGACGGTGGGAGATACAGCCTTGACACTGTTGACGATTTGGTAGAAATTGCAAACCGCATTGAAGCACTTCCAACGGAAGATGTGGCGCCGGTAGTGCATGGGCGGTGGGAATGGATTGGACCAAATAGATTAGTTACAGATTGTATGTGTGGGACTTGTTCCGCTTGCAAGGTCAGAAGCAAATACATTGTGAACACGATGCTCTGCCCCAACTGCGGTGCAAAGATGGACGGAGGTGACAACGATGCGGTTGATTGACGCTGATGAAGCATTGAGACTGTTTGGCAAAGAATACGAGGAAACGAAAAAATTGATACACAACGGTGAAACTCAGCTTGATAGTCTTGCCGAGGGATTTACAGAAGCACATCACATAATCAAGTATGTTCTTCCAACCGTTGATGCGGTGCCGGTGGTCAGATGCAAGGACTGCGAATACAGCTACGATGAAATAAGCTATCTGTGCTGCTCCCACGGCGTTTGCGTTGATTGCGAAGTGCCGCCGAGCTTCTACTGCGCATACGGAAAAAGGCGGGCGGAAAAGGAACCGCCGGAGGAGGGAGAAATATGATTGACTACAAGCGCATCTGCATTGACGAGCTGAAATGCCACAGCTATAAGCTCCGGTCGTTGGAAAGCCTGCCGGAAGAAATCCGCCGTTACAATGAGCAGATGGACGGCATTCGGTCCGCTACCAGCGATGCTACACCAGTAAAGGGCGGTGGCTGCGGCCGGGAAGATCATTTGATTAACGCAATCTCCCGCCGGGATGCGCTCTCGGCAAACCTTGCGGTAGTCAAGTGGCAGACCTCCCAGGTTGAGAAAGGACTGGCCTGCCTGACGGGAAAGCAGCGGCGCATCCTTGAGTTGTTCTACATCCGCCGGGAATACGGCTACATACAGCGGCTTTGCCAAGAGTTCAACGAGAGCGAGCGGCAAATCTACTACGATAAGGACGAAGCCCTCCGGAGATATGCCCTTTGCCGGTATGGGTTGACCGAACTGTAAAGTTTGCAGAAACATTGCAGAAATAAGATGCATATACAGTGTATACTGATAGTGTGGTAAAACACAGACTTCCCTTGACATTCCTCCTGGTGGGGAGCCGGGCCCCTAATCCCGGCGATCTGCTCCCGCAGCTCAATGGTAGAGCGGCTGCCCTGTAAGCAGCGGGTTATAGGTTCAAGCCCTATCGGGTGCTCCACCTTCATGTTTTACCTCCTTTTTACGGGGTCGCCGATGCCCCGTTATCCCATCGGCCGAAGATACATGACCTTCGTAAAAAAGGTGCCGCGCTGGCAGACCGCAAGTTCGCAATAGTCTGCCTTACCAAAAGCAGCCAGAGAGTACCGAAAGGCGCTCTCTTTCTTTATGCCATAAAGGAGGGGATACCTATGGATTTAATAGTCCGCAAAATCCCGCAGAGCGACACCATCAAGGTATATCCGGTATCTGATGTGCATTTGGGCAGCATCCTACACGATAAAGAGGGCTGGCAAGCATTCTGCCGCCGGGTAGAGCGGGAGGATGCTTATCTAATCCTTGGCGGAGATCTCATCAACAACAATACCCGGAACGCGGTGGGAAGCCCCTTTGAGGATTATATCCGCCCGCGGGAGCAGAAAAAGATGATGGTGGAAATGCTAACGCCCATCAAGGATAAGATACTCTGCGCGGTATCCGGTAACCACGAAGCGAGGACAGCCAGGGACACCGACCAAGACATTATGGGCGATATCATGTGCAAGCTGGACATGGAAGACTACTACGCCGAGGACATAGCATTCCTCAAACTGGAGATTGGGCGCAGGGTAACAAGAGATATCCCTATCACCAGCTATACGATGGCTGTTACCCATGGCTCCGGCGGCGGCATTTACACCGGTGCAACGGTCAACCGTAATGAGCGCTTCGGCTACACCATAGAGGGCATTGACGCTCTGATTGTTGGCCATACCCACAAAGGCACCATCAGTAAGCCCAAAAAGATCGTGGTGGACAGTAACAACAATGTTATCCGTACCAAGCAGCTGGTAGTGGTTAGCTGTACCGCATGGCAGCAGTACGGAGGCTACGCAGCCCGGAAGATGCTGCTGCCCAGCAGCGAGAGCGACCATGAGCAGCCGCAGACGCTCCTGCTGTGCGGGAACAAGACAGGCACTAAGCGGATAACCACGGTTTGGTAACAATAATTGGTAGCCCGGCATAGTAGACACCGGGAGGGACAGGGCGGGTAATGAACATTGTATTTGATTATAATTCTCCCAGGTGGCGGAGGAAGCGCCAACAGATATTAAGGCGTGACGGATATATGTGCCAGCACTGCAAGCGGTACGGAAAGGCGGTACAGGCTACAACGGTGCATCATATCAAACGCGCAGATGAGTACCCGGAGCTGGCTTACGAAGATAAAAATTTAGTAAGCCTGTGTGAGGGCTGCCATAACAAGCAGCACCCGGAAAAAGCAACAGCAGCAAGGGGCCGTTACTGATACCCCCCCCTATCAGTTGCGCCTTCCGCCTGTCTATGGGGAC